TGCGCTGATGAAATAGTCTGTGTCATTTCGGACAGCAAGCGCCGTGGCGTTGGTTGTTCCGCTTGTGATTTTTAAGGTGTTTGGTGATGTGATGCTCAGATTCCCGCCGCTTGAGATGTCAATATGGTCTGTTGCGATGTCGATGTGGGAGGTCTTCACGCCGCTGGCGGGGTCGGATGGGGCGGGCGACCAGTCCGTGGCCATCGTGCCCTTTTCGAGTTTGACATTGTCAAAGCAGTTGATTGCTTCAACTGCGCTCCCAGCCGCCGTAATTTTGATGTTCCCGCTTGCTTGACCAGCCACAAAAGTAAAGGATACTTTTGCCCAATTATAATTCAAGCCAACTGTCATGCTTGCTGGAGTTGCGCCGTCAACAGACAACAACATCGCCCGGGTGAAACGCGGATGAAATGAAATTGTGTAATATTCTCCTACCACTAAGCCAGAAAACGGCCTATCAAAGCCCATCCCGGCTCCATTAGCTGGGATATACATTCCAAGGTTTTTGCCTTTATAAACATAAGGTGCACCAAACTCCGCAGCCGCATTTACGAATGTTTCTGTGCCTTTATTCCCGAACCACTCCGAGAACCCGTTTTCAAAATCTGTGTTTGTCCACAAGTTCGTCCCGCCGCTCACCGCCAGTTTGATGCTGTTGTTTGCGGAGAGGTTGATGTTCGCGGCCATCAGCGAATACAACTGGCTGGTCAGGGTCATGTTGGCCGCGCTTGTCCCACTCGCCACCAGCCACTGGATTTTGTCCGCCTGCTGCTGCGCGATGGATATAGCACCGTCCTGCACCGGTACCCAGGCGCTGCCATTCCACCTTTTCAGGATGTTCCCATTGGCGGTGTCAATCAGCAGGTCACCCTCCACCCGCTCTGACACAGAGGGCACCGTGCTGGGCAAATAAGTGCGGTTCCGGTTGCCCAGGTTGTTTACTTGTGTTTGAAGGCCGGTGGCGGTCTGCTGCAGGCCGCTGATGTCACCCTTGGCGTTAGTCACTTCTGTTTGCAGGCCTTGGGCAGTCTGCTCCAGGGTAGAGATGTCGCCCTCTGCGTTGGTTATCCTGGTGCCAAACGATGTAGCGGTCTGCTCCAGGGTAGAGATGTCGCCCTCTGCGTTGGTTATCCTGGTGCCAAACGATGTAGCGGTCTGCTCCAGTGAGCTGATATCTCCCTCAGCGTTTTCTACCCGTGCCAGGATCCGCGTGGCGGTCTGTTCGAAGACGCTCATGTTGCCCTGCAGGTCATGCACCTTCTGCCGGAATCCCCTGGAGATCGCGTTCTCCGGCAATTCGCCGCCCGTCAGGTTATCCTCGTCGATATTGGACAAATTATATCTGAGTTGGTTATTGAGGTTGGTGATATAGGACCGTATCTGGCGCACCTGCGTCAGGATGTCCGCCTCGTCCGGGATATTGGGTGTGTTGAGATTAAACGTGGCCAACGCCATCACCTCCGCGCTCCAGCACCTTGTCGATGGAGTAGATCGCCACGTGTCCGCTGCCCTCAAGTTTGATGTGGAAATGGTCACAGCGCCTGGGAATCAGCGGCCACAGGAAGGTCCGCGTGGTAGTTGAATTGTGCGTGCGCTGCCCGATGCTCACCCAGTCTCCGGCGCTGTCGTACTTGATGTAGGCCGTTACCGTGCTCTTGGCCGCCAGCTCCACGCGCATATTCATCCGGCTTACATAGTGCCTGCCGGGATGGTCGTACCCGATCAACCCGCTTATGGCAATCCAGGACACGGCTGTCTCCTTGGTCCCGGCGCTGCCAAAGGCTGTCACCAGCTTGTTGTCGCTGTCGATCCACCACAGTTCGCCCGCCAGCGCATGGAATCCCAGCGCCTGGGTCGCGTCCTCACGCATCCACAGGTTCCGCTTAACGTCCAGCACGAACAGATGCCAGGCATCGTTCGCATCCTGCATGGATATATAGTATTTGTCGCCCAAGGACCCGGCCCGGGCGTTGTCGTAGAAATCCTCACCAAGGGCATCGGACACCTTGTAGGGGCCCGCGCCGTCGTAGGACATGATGCCGTCTCTGGACTTGTAGAAAAGCGTCTCATTTACCAGCGCCAGGGAGCGGTCGCTGCCCGCCTGAACGCCCCGCGCCTGAGTGTCTGCCACCTGGAAGTTTGCGGGGCGCGAGCCGTAGACCTTGTAGATCACGTCTTCCTTGAAAAACACAGGGTAGCCCTGATGGCTGGCCGCACCGGTGAAATCGCCGCCCTGGCCCACCGTCACGGCGTAGGAGTCCGTGCTGATGCCCTGGAACACAGCGAAATTGCGGAAATCACCCAGCTTGCTGGCGTAGATCTCGTTGACGGTCACCCCTGCGTTGTTCGTCCCGCAACGGCATCCCCACAGCCGGTTCCCGCACACCGTCACATGGTCCATCAGCGGTAGCTCCCGATTGATGGTTACGGTGCCGTTTTCCTGCGTATACACCTGGTAAAGGATACCGGAGATCACCACATAGTCCGCGCCCACGTCCTCAATGATCCGGCTGCCGTTGAGCGCGCCGATCTGCGCCTTCACGACTCCTTCCTCGCCTGAGCCGGCCTCGCACCCGCTTATCGTCACGCCATCGCCCTTGTTAAAGCCCGCCCCTATGCCTGTCCCCGACAGTTTGACAAATGTCGTCGGTATTGACACCCACACATTGGACATTTCAGAAAACTGCATGAGCAGGTGGATGTCGGCGCTGGTATCGATCCAGTAGTCGCCATGCGTGGGGCCTTCAGGCGCGGTATCAGAGACGGTCGCCCCGGTAAAAGCCGTGCCGTCTGCCCTTGACATGGTGTAGGCCACCGGCGCCGCCTTGTTTACCTGGTTGCCGATGGTCCCTTTGTCGGAGGCGTTTGCCGTGTTGTAATACGCGTAGTCCGGCAGCACGATCAGGTAGGCGCCAAACGCGATGATCCGCTTGTCCGTCATCCCCGAAGCCGTTGACAGCGTGAGCCCCGTGACCGCGTCGCCCTTGTAATAGAGCTTGTCGCCGTCCACATACGCAAGGCCGTCCTGGTTCCCGCCAATGGCATAGGGCGCGGTCAGGGCAGAATCAGAAACGCCCCTTGCCGCCCTCGGGGACAGCAGGGGGAAGTTCCGGGTGGACAAGTTGGTGGTATCAGCCCACTCCCCGTCCCGTATTTTCAAGGACTTGTTAAGCCCGCCAAAGACCTGGGTGAACTGCTTGCGCGCCCGGGCCGGGCGCAGCTGGGGATAATGCATGTAGTTACCTCACATCCGGAAGTGGGTGACCTCCTGAATAGGCATGAACGTGCGCCTGAGATGCCGGGCCAGGTCGTCCCATGCCGTGTTGTAGAGCAGCGCATGGTTGTTGTACTGGTCGATCTCCCGGTTGAACAGGTCCATCTGCATCAAAAGCCAGCTCGTGTAGAGCGGCTCATCATACGGCTCCGGCGCCAGGAGGTCCGTGGTGGTAGCGGTTTCAGCCGTATAGCCCGCGAAGGTGTCCTCCTGCCAGGAGTCGGGGGCCTCGTCCGGGCTCTCCGTGAGGTTATCAGCCAGCGCGGTGTAGGGGATCCCGCGGTAGGTCACCTGGTCACCCGTCATATAGGGGTCCCCATATACACCGGGGTCCCGGTACAGGTCGTACACCCGCGCCCTGCGAACCAGGCGGCGGTACACATTCCGGTCAAGCTGGTCCAGCCAGGCGATCTTCTGCGCCGCAGTGAAATCGTTGGGCTGGAGCGCGTCCACCTGGGTCAAAACTTCCTGGATGGTCATCCAGCCGCCCTCCTTTTATCGGGTCAGGTCGATGTTCTGCCCCTGCATCTCTTTCCAGAGTTTTTCCTCCGCCACCTGGGCCTTCTGCAGCAGCTTCAGCCTCAGGTAGATGGGGTAGGGTACCTGGCTCGTCTTGCCCTTGGGGATATAGAAATTGCGGTTGTTGAGGGAAACAAAGATCGTGGCGGGCTCGCTGCGGTCGCCACGCTCCGGGTGTACCTCCATCATCACCTTCCACAGGTCCCTCTCAACGGGCGCTGCCTGCACAGCGGCAGGCGCCAGGGCGTCACTGGGTTTCTTGGCTGCCATAGGACTCCTCCTCGTTTAATGGGGAGGAGGTTACCCTCCCCCCCTTTTAAGTCGGTCAGTTGGCCGCGTCGGTCGCGCTGTACTTGCCAACGCTCTCAATCACGACCATGCGCTCCGGATACAGGATCTTGCAGGCGGATTCGAACTTGCCGCCAATTGTGCCGAACTGGTTCAGCGGGCCGCCGATGCCGGACTCTTTGCCGTGGATGATGGTCTCGATGCCGGCGCCGTCCGGGTCAACCACCGCGAACGCGTCCTTGCCGAAGATCATCGTCTGGTAGACGGACACGCCGCCCGCGCCGCCCTCGCCAGGATACACCACGTCATTTAAGGCGGGTTCATTTGCGCCCCAGGCAGCCTCGTCCGCATCCGAAACCGTGAAACTTGCAGAGCCGGGGGTATCGCTGGCAGTAACGGCATCAATGGTCATGTGCGCGCCGTCAATGATGACCTCGCGCCCTTTCAGGAGCGCCGCGTCAGCTGCGGGAATTGCCTCGGCCACGGTGATGACGTTGCCGGTCCCATTGTAGCTGGCCACTTTCATGGTCCGCGCGGCCGTCAGGAGGTCAGCGCCGCGAAGCACGGGCGCGATAGTGGTCTTGAGGAAACGCACGCCGTGCAGCATCCCCACCTCGCCGTTGAAGATCTCGGTGGTCGCCGCGTACTTGTGCACCGGCATGGGGCTGGCCTGCTGGGGGTGCCCGTTGACGGTGCGCGCCGGCTCGACGGGGTCGGCGGCGGGGCGGACGTAGCCGGGGGTGCCGTGCACGCGCGGCTGCTCGTTGT